CGTTATAGTTTGAAACCCACTCAATAAAGTTACCAAAGATTTGTTGAACGTCATCATCAATGGTGAAGGCTTCGGGGTTCATATCAAGTCTGACGCTAGGTACATAATACTTATTACCATTAGGTAGCTCTCGTGCTTCCGTATCACAATCAAACGTGTGCTGTACAGGAAGACGCTTCTGCTTCAACAATGTCTGGAAGGGTTCACCAACATGCTTGAATGCCTCACGCTGATCAACTTCCCAGATAAAGGGGATGCCATTCAACTCATAGTCCAATGCCTCACCATCTTCCTTAGTAGGAAATAGCAAGTCAACGGTCCCAAAGATAACACGTACTCTCTTAATCTGGCGGATCAAGTTCTGCATATCTTCCGGCAGGGCCTTGAAGTCTTGGATGTACCCAGCCGACTTACCGCAATTGAAGCCGCCTGTGTTATCTTTCAGGTCAATGTTAAGGCTATCAGCCATTACAGTTTTAACAAACATATTTTTGGAATTGCCTGTACCCTTTACAAAACGCTTATGCATAAAGCGTTGCATGTATGGCCGGATGATAATGTTAGAAGCATAGTATGTCTCATCCGTATCGGGCATCTCTAATTTATAGGCACCCCCTTTGACTACCTCTAGGTTCATGTGCTTGCCTTTAATCTCGACGTTGCCCATGATAGGGGTATGGTTAATGCGTAGCCTAGCTAGGGTACTACGGGCCTTGTCTGATGAAGGCTGTTCACCAGAAATGCCCATCACCTTAGCCATGGCATCGTAGTTAGCTGTGTCTATTGTTGCTACTTGATTCATTGTGTATTTCTCCTTTTATCAATGCAAAGATTTGTAGTTTTAACATATTTCTCATTTCGTGTCAAGCCAATTCTCACCTATTTTTGATTCTAATAACAGCGGAACATTAAAATCTATGTCCCACTCTTGGAAAATCAATTCATGTAAATCAGTATTGACTTTTTCTATTACGTCAATTGCAAACTCCTCTTCTTCTGGATGAACATCTAGTACTATACTATCATGCACCGTGTTAACAATGCATGTCTTCATACCCTCAAGCAACTCCTCAATATACAGTAGTACCAATGGTACAATGTCTGCTGTGGCAAAGGATTGCACAGGATAATTTTTTATCTGTGTGAAGTGGGAAGGTGTACCATTATATCTACGCTCACAATCAGGGAATGCAAACTCCCTGCCTGACGGCGTGGCTATAAGACCAGTAGATAGTACACAGTTTGCCAAGACTGTATGCCACCTAGCTATACCAGAATATTTTTTAACAAAGTGTTCATAGTAAGTTGCCTCTGCTGGACTACGACCAAAGCCTGTAGCTCCATACAAGGGAGCAAAGGTGTGCGCCTTAGCTTCCTGTCTGCTTATAGGCTGGCCTGCCTTGCTTATAACATCAGCGGTATAGCTGTGTACATCAAAGCCTTCTTTAACTTCACGCATAGCTGTTTCATCTTGTGACAGGTATGCTGCCGTTCTGAACTCAAGCTGAGCAAAGTCTGCCTCAAGTATCTTGCCACCGTCAAACCGGCTGACAAACACACGCTTGATAGGAAACGTGCCACCCCTTGGCATGTTCTGCATGTTGGGATTGCGACCACTGAACCTGCCTGTGGCTGTCATATGCTGGGTTAGCTGTACATGCAGCCTACCATCAGGCTTGGTGTATAGATCAATGCCCTCTACAAATGCAGATAAGTAGGTATCTAATGCGCTTAACCTTCGTACATCACGTAAGAAGTTTGCAGCTATTTCTTTCTTTCGGCCACGAGCAGTAGCCTCCAGCCTCTCTAGTTTGCTTTTATTTGTTGTAAATCCTCCCGTTGTAATCCAGCTTTTATTAGGGGCCTTAAACTTTAGCCCAGCTATCTCATGGGTAGCAGTAAAGGTGTAGCCTTCTCCCTCACAGGAAGGACACTTGGTAGCTTTAGCAAAGGGCTTACCATCCTTACGGGTCTTACGTACCTTACCATTCCCATAACAGGCTACACATTTAGTGGCCCTAGTTTTATACATGATAGTGGAGTTCTCCTGAATTTTCTTATGAAACTCAGCACCTGTAACAAAGTTGGTTTCATTGACCCACGTTTCTTTGTTGTGTACTTTTCTTGAATAGATAACCCACGATAATTGTTCCGGGCTATTGAGATTAATAGGTGTATCTCCCATAAGTTGTCTAACCTGTTGATCCAAGACGGCCTGAAGCTGTCGTTTCTCTGCCTCAAACTCTTCCTTAACTTTCTGTAGCTCATCCCTGTTAACAGTGAACCCCCGCTGGAATATACGTGCGAGTACACAAGCTACCCGATTAGTCATTTTAATTGTATTATATAATCTGTTATCCTTATCACCTTGTAGACGATCAGATATCTTATTATATAACTGTTGTGTAGCATGTAGGTCTGCACTAAGGTAGTCGGATAGTTCATTAAGAGGGATATCTTCAACACCCACACCTTTCTTTAGATAATCTTTCAAGGTGCTTTCTTTCTGTGTCTCTAGCTCATACCTCTGAGCGCAAGCCTCTAGTGATAGGGGTTGCTTCTGTCCACGCTGTAGTAAGTACTCACCCAGCATGGTATCAAACACTGGGCCTTCATACTCAAAGCCACACTCCCATAGCCACACCAGATCGTAAGCTATGTTGTGTCCTATAAGTAAGGTGGTTTTGTTTAGTATATCCTGTACCCAAACTGCACCTTCCCCGTCACGATGGTAGTGATGTTCTCTGCCTGTCTCTTCTAGCAGACCAATAAAAACCATTTCATTAGAAGGCTCAAAGGGATCAAAGTGTGTCTTACCTCCTCGTTGTGTAACACTATTCTCTATGTCGAGGACTACTTTCATAATATTCTCCCAGTATCCCATATGTTAAATGGAGATTGCTCCAACTCTTCGTGTAGTAAAGCTATCTTCTTATGTGCTTCATTAAGTTGTTCTTGAAGATCATATATGTTCCGTTGTAAAATTTCTTCCGTAGTCATAACTTTTAATTTATCATGTGTAGAGGCCATAGTTATTCTCCTAGTGTAAGTTTCCGTTACGTGCCTTAGCCTGACCAGCTAATGCTATTTGCCATAGCTTAGTTAGGTTCACATGTGCGTACCATATAGCATCAAAGTCTTGTGCAGATAATTTCTCCTGATTCTCAAACTTGTCTAGCATAAGTGAGGAAAGTTCTGCCAATAGAGTAGCTTCCTCAGAGGCACCATCAATCCAATGCAGTTCATTGTCATCTTCAGTCATAATTTAGCCAGTATTAATACCTGCACAATTATTATAATAAAAAGTTCAGCGGCGAGGATGGTATGATACCACACCCATCTTGCTTGGTAAACCTCTAATACCTTTTTATTATTTTGTAATAGATGTGTTAGTGTAGATACTTTATCTATTAATGTTCTCATTATTCTCTCCCTTCTATGCGGAAAACCTTGCTGTCTTGTAATCAAATTGACAGTGTAGTGTACCGTGCCAGCCAGTTAATTTATTCTTTGCAATATTCAAATGCCGCATTGGGTCTTCTTCTGCTGCATCACCGGGGCTTACAGCAAGCTGTGGATTCTTAGCAATCAAGATCATCAAGTCTGCTTCCGCTGCCTTGCCTGTACGACTACCTTCCATCATAGCTTGGTTCAATAATACCTTACCTTCTGCTTCAGCACTCAACTGTGACATATAAAACATAGCGCAGCCATATATCTTTGCGATCTGTCTTGCATGTATTGCATTCTCCTTTAGCACCTCATCCATACGGGCAGTTGCACTAGAACGGGCAAACTTATCTCCCATATCTAACACAACAATGTCTGGTGATTCACTCTTACATACACTCTCTACATAAGACATATCCTTACCTGTTGAATCTTTCATAAAGATATTGTTCTGTACTTCATTGTATAATGAGTGAGCCATTTCTTTGTTACTGTGTATCTGTTCCAAGTCCATGCCACTACAGGTGGTCAGATATCTTGCCCCTACACGGGTATAAGCTTCTTCGTTCACAAGCACAACACACTTAGCACCCTGTCTTGCAAACCCATCTGGGCCTGCAATAAGATTGGCATGGAAGGAGGTCTTACCTGTATTAGGACGGGCACCTACCTCAATTAAGTGGCCTGCATTCACTCCCTTAACACGGGAATTAAGCACGGGTATGTTAAACGACCAGCGTGATTCAAGTGTATTAGCTGCAAGAATTGCATCAATAGATATATCATCCCATTCAATATTTAGATCAGGTAGAAAGTTATCATTGTAATTGTTTAATAATTCACGTAGGGGTTCCAGACTTGTCTGTGTCCCATTCACATATTCAAAACCAAGGTTGGCTATGTCTTCACCTATCACCTGCTGAAATAATTTCGACAGCACATCATCCGCTACATCACTTCCCATAGGGGTTTCCTGTTTGATCTGTGCAAACAATTTAGTGTAGCTATCTTTCTGTGTCGTAGTCAGAGTAGGATTCGACACCATGAACACCGCCTCTACCTCATCTACCGTGAGGTTACGTTTGTAGGTACTCATAGCATAGTCAACTACACTTTTAATTTTCTGTACATCCTTGGTGAATAATCGTGGAGGACATTTCACACCTATGTGGTTGTCATAAAAGTCTTTATCTAGTAATGATCTTAGCAGAGCTAATTCCATATCATGTTCTCCAATCTGTTTAAATCTTCAGTGTCCCGGTACTTCAAATCATTGTTTAATTTCAATACCTTAATACTACTAGCTGCATTCTGTAACTCTTTTGCCATGGCAATTGTTTTGGGCAGGGCATCAGCATCTAAGGCGACTACAATACGGGAGAAGTTCCTATCCCGCAAGAAGTTTTTCTGTTCCAAGGATAGGGATGTACCCATAATACCTATACCAGTAGCACCTACAACTTCTTGGGCAACAACTGCTGCGCTTATACAATCCTCTACTACTACGGCTTGGCGGGTATCACCTACCACATAAGGTACAGAAGAGTTTCCATACCGCTTCCACTTAGGCATCCTGTTGCCAACTGCACGGCCTGTAGCATCCACCATAGCGCCATCATTGTAGATAGGGAACACAATGCGATCTTCTCGCACATCCCACATAAGTTCAACGTCTAAGCACCACTGCTGTAGCCAAGCCTGCGCTGCCCTGTTAGCCCCTATAGGCACTATGTAATCAGGCCGTTCAAATAGTTTGCCTTCCTTTGACTGCTTACCAGCAAGCTTCGCACGTACATCCTCCGCTGTCATGTGGGTCTTGACACCACCATGTAATCTACACCCAGCCTTATAGCAATTCCATACCAAGAACCCCTCCCGGTTAGAAGCAGTGAAGGTTTTAAATCCTCTGCATACGGGGCAGTCTCGCCGTGCGGTCATACCATCAGGTAAATCAAGGTCCTCAACAAAATGTAGTACATCAAACATTGATATATCTCATCTGTCCATCTCCTGTCTTAAAGTTAAGGCTGCACTGGCTGATGTATAGGTATGATTCATGTATGGCTTTACGCTTTGTGGATTAGCATGACCAGTAACAGACATGATCTGCCCCATAGGTACACCAGCATCATTCATCTGGGTAGTACCTGTCCTACGCAAGTCCATGAGCCATAATTCCTTCGGTAGCTTAGCTGCTATCATCACCTTCCTACCAAGCCTGCTTATGTTTGTCTTGGTGTACGGCAGGTACTTACCCTCACGAGGAAGCAGCATGGGTGCTACATATTGCTGAAAGCCAAAGTCATTTTGCTGTGCAGCCAGCATACTGTGTAAGCCATCTGATACAGGCAGACGCACCTCTGCCCTACGTTTGGACTGTTCAAGATTTAATATCTTATTGTCCATGTCGAGGCTGTCCCATGTCAGGTTACGCATATCACCTATACGCTGCACCCATTCGTAGCCCATCTGTACAATCAGTCCTATGTTACGCCATCGCCACTCACCATACGCTGTGTCAAGGAATTGTAGGACATGTTCATGCTGCCATACAACCTTCCTATGCGGTGATTGTTTCCGTTTTACCCGCATGAAAGGGTTGTCGTTGCAGTATTCCTTATCTATTGCGTAGTTATACACTATGTTAATGGTGGTACATATGTGATTGGCTAATGATATGCCTTGTTCTACCCACACCTCATATGCAGCCTTGGCCTGCCTTGGTTTTATACTGAGGAAGGTAGCATCATTAAGTGTCTTCACTGCCGTCGCTATAAAATAACGGTAGTCCTTCTGTGTATCCTCCCTTAACAATCTAAAGTTGTTACTTTCAAAATAATCATCAGCTAACTCCGACAACTTACTCCTTCTACCTATAGTTGTAGCCCTAGTTAAACGCCATGCATCTATCTTAGCATTCAACTCATGGGCTATTGTGTAGGCAGCAGACTGTACACTACCTAAGCTCACACGCTCAACCACACCCGCAAGTATTAAGTTTTGCGGGGGGTTGAAGCGATAGAGCGCAGTGCTATCCGCCGCCCGATACATCTGTACGTACCGGGGTAAGGTCATTCATCCTCCTCAAATATATCCTCAAGAACATCTTCATCATAGCCAAGTAAAGCTAGATCATGCCGGGCCTGTAACTCATTAATCTGCCCGTAGTCTAGCTTCTGAATGACACGCTCCACCTTCATCTCCCAGAAGGTACGAGCACTGACTAGGCTGCTAGTTGTAGGAACTGGGGACTGCTGATCCATTTGCTCACCTCATGTTCTCTCTTCCACATGGAAACACTGGCGGTATCGTTACCAGTATTGCGAAGCTCAAAGCCGTTACGCTCATCTGCATACGTAGCATAGTTTGTGAAGGCACTGTACAACGCATACTTATTTGCTCCACGTTGTGCTATCTCTGCATGATACAGGTCGAGCATACGTTCTGCCTTACGTTCTGATGCCAACAGTGAATCCAGCATGGCCTTCACCTCCACCGTAGTGGTCAGGGTGTCTGCCCATGTCTGTAAACGCTCACCGTGTTTATAGAACGCAACCTTGGCCTCACGTAGCTCATCAATGAACCTGTCCAGAACAAAGCCAGAGGTATTTTTCCTGCGTACCTTGTCCCAATCGCCACTGATCTGCCCGTTAAGGCAGAAGAAATCTATACCACCAAAGAATACTTGGTTGCTACATGATCCATCAATACCATGCAACGCAACGATGCGCTGCGATATCTCAGACTCATGCTTAGGGGTACGCACCACAACCTTGGCATTAGGCAAGGTGCAATCCATCATAGCCCACGCATTGTTACGGGCAGTACTATACTTGCAGGTAATGTCCTCAAGATCATACGCTGGCATCTCTTCCATCATGCAGCTTTGTACACTGCGAAAGAACTCAGGATGCGAGGCACATTTAAAAGATGTACCAACGGTATCCAGATATTCACCCGTGCTTTGATTGACCACGTACTTTTTAGTAGGTGCCTTGGTAGGCTCAAACTCTACGCCAAAGTCGATGCGCTCATCAACCGGCCCGAATACATGCCGGGGATTTGTGTTGGATTGGAATTGAATTACATTATTCATTTTGTTTCTCCTTCTATCTTATTCATATAAGAACTCTTACTCTGTTGTCAAGATTGCCAACGATAAAAAATATGGTCGCCAATCTTGCCTATAAATATCTTTGAACTTGCCCAGCTTGGCTTAACATGCACACTATGATAATGCGTAGCGTAACCTATATTAGATGAGGGTTCGCCCGTTAAAGCATCTCGTGCAACAGCCAGTGCTGCTTTCCATGCTGGCTTATTTCTAGGCTTGTCAGACTTACCGTCACAGTACCAAGAGAATTGGCACCTATGTCGTACCGGAAAGTCTTTCTTCCATGTATACGTAGGGCCTTGCTTGACTACCTCACACACAGTATAGGGAAATCTGCTATCATATACTCTGTTGAGTACTACTTCAGCAACAGCA